TTTATTGTCACTTGTTGATGTACCAGAAGTAACAAGTGCTGTACCACTCATGTCATTGATGACAGGAGAAGTAAGGGTTTTATTTGTTAAAGTTTCTGATCCTGTTTTTGTTGCGACTCCTAAAGTACTAAGTTCACTTAAGGTTTGATCGTCTGTAGCACCTGTATCTATACCATCTAATTTACTTTTGTCAGCAGCCGACATGCTACCTGCATTACTTGAACTTGCAGCTTGTAGTTTGCTGCCTTCAATTCCTGCACTTGCATTTACATCTGCATTGACAATCGTTCCATCTACAATTTGAGCAGAAGCAAACTGCTTTGTATCAACATAGTTTTTAGTTGCTGCATCTTGTGCTGATGTTGGATCAGCGACATTAGTTAATCGAAGATTTGTACCAGATTCACCTAAAGAAGGAAGACCTGTATCTTCATCAACGCTGACTGTTTTACCTTGGTTATCTTTTAACTCTTGGTCTATATATAAACTCTGTAATGCACTTGTATCTAAGTCGTTAGCAGTAAGGGTTGAACCATCTGCATAATCGACAAGAGGTGAACCAAGTGATGAGTTTCTTCTTACTTCTACTCTTAAGTTTGCTGACGCTAGACCTGTATTAAGTCGTATAAGTTTAGGAGATACGTTAGTTATTACTTGGTACTGGTTAGATCCTGAACCTTGAGTGATCTTGTTGTAATTAAGGTAGACCTCAATGTGCTCTTCCTTAATGTACGGAAAGGTAAACGTAAAGTCAGTAGTACCCTGTGCTGAATTTGAATTGACTATGTACGATGCTGTGTAACTCATGGCTTCCGTTTACTGGTCATTGTACTGATTGTATATATTCTGTCGCACTAACCCTCTTTTTGGAACCTGCTTTTATATCTTTTCTTGGTGTCTGTGGTACGCCAAATTTCACAGAGAAGTCTCTATCACCTTTTACTTTAAGTTCTTCTGCTCTCTTTTCTAATACTTCTAGTGCATGTACATTTCCAGGGTCATTAAAGAATAACCATTTACCTCTTTGCTTGAATTTTAAAAATATAGGTTCTAATAATTTCTGTCTTGCTGATCCAAGGTATTCATCTCCTATTCTGTCAGGGTCTTGATTTAGGTAGTTGTCAGAGTTCATCATTTGGAATAATTCTTCTGAAAGAGTTAAACCTGTTATTGGGTCTGGAGTTCTATTAATGTAAGTCAAGTATTGATTGTAAGCGTCATTAGATAGTGTTACTCCTTCTTGTAATTCATCTGGTCTAGGTTGTGCATATTTAGTTCCAAATCCTCTAAGTCTCATTAATTCACGACTTACATAATTTCTTTCTGCTATTTCGTTATGCCCTGTTCTTCCTGTTACTTGTGGTAATGCTCCTGCAAATGGTATTGCAGAATAAGCTATTGGTAAGTGTGTGAGGACAAACGCATGAGTGAGTTGAGATAACCAAGGCTCATCATCTAGTGGCATTTGATCGTCATGTAAGAAACCAGGATTGTATAAAGGATCTCCTGTTACCCAGTTTCTTCTAACTGGAAGAGTCTTAGACCAGAACGGTGTGTTCTGCTTAAGGTCATTTATAAATTTATCAACGAAAACTAATCCAAACTTGTTCTTGTAAGGATAAGTACCACCAATCTGTTCACTATCTCCTTCGTAACTCCATTCAAACCCTGCTTCACCTCTTCCAACATTAGGATCAATTACTTGTTGTCCTACTTTTACACCTGGACTTACTCGTTTAACAGGATCAATCATTTGTGTTAAGGCTCTTACTCTTCCACTATGTGGGCCAGAAGAAATTATTAATTTGTTGAAGTATCTAATCATTCTTGGATCAATAAAACCACCGCCTTCTCCTGGTTGTGGCATTGCTTTACCCCAGTTACCTATACCTGTCAGTGGTGCAACAACACCATCCATGAAATCTAAGATTCCTTGGTAGTAAGTAGATTGTAGATTTCCTTTTATCACTTCTCCTGCCACGTTAAACATCCAAAGACTTTTAACTGTTTCTTGGTCTTCATAGGTCATGGAGCTTGTCAGATCTATTACGTCAGCAGCAGTTCTCCATAGTGTTGCAACTGGTTCGTATCCTCTGTAAGACAACCATTCAGACCATCTTTCAACTCCATTCTCATCTTTATATTTATGTCTAATTGACATTGGACGCATATTCATTCCAGTCCAAAGAGTTCTACTTTCATCACCTAATGGGCCTGACCCTGTTACTTGAATATTGTCGTCTTGGAACAAGCTCCAAAGCACAGTACCTGCTAATGCAGAAGTTGCTACTTCTCCTTTCCAATGATTAGAAAAGAAACTAGATTCATCGAAAACATCTCTATAGAAAGTATCGACAGTAAGATTTAAACCTGGAATAGTTCTTGCTGCCTGTTTCATTATGTCAGCAGGAGATCTAGTAAATGGTTGAACCATTGTTGCTAATCCACCCATCTTTTGTCTTTGTAATTTAGCCCATATAGAAGGAAGGAATGACCATGCTCCTGTTAGTGCTGGTGTAGTGTCTCCTGCTTTTGGTATTGTTGTATCACCACCTCTTAAAGATTTAGAAAATCTACTCTTGTTAAGACCGTACTGCCATCCTTCTGCCATATCATTTGTACCTTCTATATATCTTTGAGCAAATTTATTTATCTCATCAAAGTTATTAGGATCAATACCTGATTGTCTAGCTAGTTCTTGTCCAAAGGAGAAAGATCTATGTTCCATTCTTGCTTTAATATCATCTGTAAATGTAAGCATCCGACCAACTTTTAACGCTGCTGGATGAGAATTAATAGCATCTGGAACTGTTCTACCATTAACGATTGCATCATGGGTAAAGAAATCTACCTTTGCTTTAGCCCATTCCTCTGCATAAGCCCATTTGTCTAAGCCTCTAAGTCCTTCTTTTTGAGCTTGTTCTAATCCTTCTCCTACTCCGATTGCTGTTAAATAACTATTACCGACTAATGATTTCTGGAATGTTTCAATAGCAGATTGTGCTCTTAAATCAAATGTTCCAAGCTTCCATGTCATATCGCCAATGACGATTGCAGTAGGATTACTATTTGCCCATCTTGTTGATCTTAACCAGTTAGCTTGATTTAAGTTGTACGCACCTTGTTTTGGATCTAGCTTTATACCTTTACCTTCTGCATTTCTAACTGCTGCTGCAATACTAGAATTGTCATTTAAGTCAAAACTACCTGGATGTCTATAAGCATCAAAGTATGTATGTCCATCTCTAAAAGCATCTCTAGCTAATCTTAAAGCTGACTGATGTTGGAGGAATAATTGTTTATACCATGTGTAAGTAATAGGAAGTCTTGCACTAAAAGCTTCTGCATCAAACGGCATTAATACTTTCCTTCCATCAATATTGCGTGAAGTCAAAACTGAGTGGTTAAATAAATCCACTGCTGGTTCCATCAACGCTCTTGTATAAGGAACGGCTGCCTGTACTGCATAAGTAGTACCAGCACTAAGGATTGAACTAGTTTTCCAAGTAGCGACACTTCTTATAAATAAATCTAGTTTCTCCATTGGAGTTAACTTTGTTAGATCTTCTTCTTTTCCTTTTGTACTTTCAGTCCATTTTCTATTTGCATTAATCTCTGCTGCTTCACCTATGTTTGGCCCTTTTGTAATCTTGTTAATAGATGCAATACCTGGGCCGTCAGGTCTTGTTGATGTAGCAATCGCATCTGCTATTTCAGCTACTTGTGATTTAGTGCTAGCAGGCCATTTACCTGTTTTAAGTGCTGTGATTACATCATCACCAAAGATTTCTTCAAAGCCTGCACCTACTTCACCTTCTTCAAACATCATAAATGCTTCTTCTAAATCCTGTTTGAAGATGGGTAAGTCAACAGGTTTATCAACAAAATCAATCTTGCTTGTATCTCCTACTTGCATTTGAAGGAGCTTGAATTGTTGCCCCATGCTTTTATTTATGTCTTGATAAAATCTGATATATTTCAAAGCAACTTGAGTTGTATATTCCATTTCTTTGACAGCTTTATTCCAGTTAATTTGACCGTTATTCATTGCATTTAAAACATTTGCAGCTTTTATTCCTGCCTGTCTTGATGTTTCTCCGACAGTTAATCTGAGGTCAAAGATCCTACTAGCAAATTCTTTTACATTTCTTGCTGCATAAAGAAGTATTTTGCTGTTCTCTTCTACTTGTTTTATATTAATTCCATCTCTATAAGCTTTATCTAAAAGAGCAGTTTCCAATGCTCTCATGTTTATATCTGGTACACCTTTACTATGTGCTCTTGATCTGAAATCTGTTATTGCTTTCATAAACCTGACTGCCTCTGCTCCTGCTTCTACGTATTGAGTTTTGTTTCTACCTGCACTTCTGACGTTAATAACATCTTGGATGGCATAGCCAACAGCCGATAGTAAATCCTCATCTCCTGCATTTGCAGCTTTAAGACTATCTGCATAGTTTTCTAAAATTCTTTCTGTTTCTCCTACATTTACCTCTGGGCCTGTTTCTCCTGGTCTGTTGGGATCAGCGTCTATTGCTTCATCTCTCTTTGAGAAGTCAGGTAGTTCTGCTTTAGATCCATCTGCTGCTTCATCCATGTATTTGGCATAAGGAGTTGAAGAAATCTTTGTAGTTCTTTGCATACCTTTATATCTCTTATTTATAAAGTCATTAAAGATTTCCTTGGAACTCCCTAGCCCTACTTCTGCACTAATACTTGTCCATATATGGTTGAAATATTTAACAACACTTCCAGCTAATCCTGCTAATTCTCCTTCACTTTGTTTTGCTGCTCCCTTTTTATAATTCCACCAAGCATCTAACATTGATTCTGCAAAGTATTCATCAATGTTTTTATACCTGTAATCAAGTCGATCAAATTTACCAGCATTAAAATCTGCTAGTTGTTCAGCATTTAAGCTGGCTTTGTATTGTGCTTTCTCAAGTTTGAATTCTCTTACTAATTGCTTAACACGTTTTTCTGGTAAATAGCGAGAAAGTGTGTGCCAAAATTCGTGAATAGCTGTCTGTTGAAATTCTAAATTACCTAGTTTGTTAGGTAATAAAGTATCTTTTCTAATTTTAACTAATCTATTTAAGAAATTAAATTCTCCTTTTGCACTCATATTTGTCCTAACAGATAGGCTTACATCGTTAAAGAACTCTGTACCTATTGTCTCCATAAATTTAACGACAGATTCTATCTCTGCCTGTGCAGCAGGGCTTTTCTCTGATCCTTTTAATATCTTCATTGTCTTCCAATCACCGACAAGGTATCTTTTTATCTTGTCGAAACCTCTAACTGTACGATCATTAATATCGCCAAGAGTTCCATAGTCTTCCCACGTTTGTCCAGGTTTTCTTCCTCTCTCATACTCTTCCCATTCTTTACCTGTTCTTTCCCATTCTTTACCTGTACTTTCTGTCTTTGTTTGAAACTGTTCTTCCGTTAATCTAGTTTCAGGTAATGGTTCTTCTACTCGATAATCTGCTGATTCTTTAACTTGAGATTCAAGAGCATCAATTTGATCTTGAATTTTCTTTGCTTTTTGTTTCCAAGCGTTGAACTTTTTATATTCAGGTGTTTGCTGTTTTCTGCCTGAAGATGTTGTAATAAGTTTTTTACCTTTAGGTGGTTCAGGAGGTGCAGCACCTAAAGCTTTTAGATCTGCCCTTAATTGTGTAAGGTCATTTGTTAATTGTTGTGTTGTATAACCTTCTCCTCCATCTGGTCTAGTAGTAGGAACAGTTTCTTCGACAGGTATTTTTGTTTCAACAGGTGTAGGAACTTCAGGTGCAGGAGAGGATTTGGTTCCTAGTCCTTGTGAATAATATAAATTGTCGGCAATCTTCTGCCCATCCATTCTCTTCTTATATCCTTCTACTCCTATTAGAAGTTTCCTTTCAGCTTTCTGACCTGCTGGTAAGAATAAATCATTAACATCTCTTAGAGCTTTTTGTACTCCTTCTTCTGTTACTACTCTTGCAAGATTTAATAAGTTAACAAAGTCACCAACAGTATCAACTGCTCTTCTTTGTGGGCCTCTTCCTTGTGGGTCTGCAAATTTAGATAGAGCTTCTTCTAATCTTCCAATAGCTATATGAGCTTGATCTTCAAACGGAGCCTTTCTTAAGAACAAAGCTAATGGTTGATTCTTGTCTGCGTTCTTTAGTGCAATAGAAAGGGGAACTTCTGGAGCTTGGTATTTCTGTCCTTCTAAGTATTTAATAAGAGGATTCTTTGCTAATTGATCTCCCTGATTAACAATTTTTTCTCTAATTGCAATAGCTTCTGGACTATCAACACCAAACTTTATGACTGCTTCTTCTAACTGTTTTGCATAACCTTTAGCCTTTGCAACACCGACTGCTAAATTCGCAGCATTAACAGAGTTAGCAACAGTTTTTAATGCACCTCCAAAGAAAAGATCTATAAGAATACCTTCTCCTGCGTGTTTAGCTCTTCTCTCTGTTTCTGTATCGTCAGGGTTAATTATAAGTTCTCTGAAAGCAGGAACATCTTCAATCCATCCTCCCAATTTTGTATTGGAGGCCATTGTAATAAGGTTGCCATCCCAAGGATCAAGACCAAGGGAATCAACTGCCATACCTCTAAATTGAGTAACAGCTTCATAACCAGTAGCAGCAGCACCTCCTGCAACACCACCTATAATCTTTGCTCCTTTTGTTCCGACAACAGGTTTAAGTGCTCTTGTCGATTTAACTCCTACTAATCTGCCTGGATTGGCTTTAGCAATCTGTGAGAATTTTTCTCCTGCCTTTGCTGCAAGGGGAATTTTGCTTGTCTTTAATGCAAAGTTTGCACCTTTTAATGCTTTAGAAAGTGCAATCCATTCCATTGCAAATTGTGTAATACCTGTACCTAAATTTTCTACACCTCTTAAAGCTGCTTCACTGTTATCAGCCCTTATAGGTTTCCACCCTCCTAATCCTATGATTGGTTTATCTGGTTCTTCTTTAGTTGTAGAAGTGCCTTTAGGTGCTATTCCTATTGCTTCCCCAAGGTAACGAGCAGAGTCGCTAGTCTCTTGAATTGTTCCAACGGCTGCATTATGAATTACCCGTGGAACTGTTTTTAATCCACCAACAATAAAGTTATCATCTTTATCTGCTTCAACTGTACGCCTTGCTGTTCTGTTGAGTTGACTAAGGAATCCACTAGGATCTTCTATTTCAGTGGAAGGGAGGATACCAGCATTAAGACCTCTGGTTTGAGTTTGTTCTTCGTTTAGATATTCATAGCCAGTAGAACCATCTTCTCTAGTTACAAATGTAAGTCCCATTTCAAGCTAAACCTGACGATGGATCTATGGTACTGGATTCTTGGGGTTGAAGCTCAATAATTTCTTTTGCTCTCTTTCTTGCTTCATCCATAAAGGGAAGATGTTTCTTATCTGTGTAGGAAGCCCATGCGTTAAATAATCCTTCCTTGTTATCATTTAACCAGGGTTCATTCTTGTAAATGTCGTAAGCAGCTTTTGCGTTTAAATTAATATCAAATAAGTCATTTGTATTATTTAACCAAGGCCATTTCTCTTTACGCCACGGCCCTAATTTTCCTAACATATTTATTTGCAGAGGCCCATAACTTTCATCTCTATCATTTAAGTCAGGATGGTTTCTAATACTGCGTGTTCCTGTTTCTGCCATAGCAATGGCAAGCATTGTTGTAAGTTCTTCTTCATCTTTAAAACCTGCTGAATATAAAGCAGTACCTAGTTCTGTTTGTCTTTGTTTTAAAGGTGTATTAGGTTCCCAAGCTCTATCAAATTTTGATTCTGCTAATGGTGTTAATCCTGAAGGTACTGTTTTTATATTAATTTGTGGAAGCATACCAGCTTGTAAGTTGCCAGCAATTAATATTTCATCTTCTCTGTTATTTATAAGTGCTTGATCTTTGTCGTTAATTACTTTCTTTGTAAAACCTTTTCTATATAAAGGATTAGCGACACCATCAATCTTTTGGATCAATCTATTTGTAATACTTTCTTCTAGTTCTGCTGGCATTGTGTTGCCTGTATGTACGAAATACTGTTGTCTAAAGAAATTAATAGGTGTTACTCCTGCCTTGTCTAAAATAATATTTAAGTCATGTGAATAAGGTATCCAAGGTGCACCTGCTTCTAGTGCATTAATTTGTTCTGCAAATACATATCTTTGATAGAGAGGACGTTGCCTTATATCTGAATTAAGTATTGCATTGTCAGCTTTTCTTCCTCTCTTATGTCCAATCTTATCAATGATATGCCAAGGAGTATCACCAAATAAAACTGATCTACCAGCTATAGGAGTTGCTTCTCCTGGTCTTAATGAAGGATCTATCCCTGATCCTTGTTTGTAGAAATGCTCTTTCGTTCTTAAGGCTGTCCAGTTTGAAACGTATTCGTTATTAAGATCTAATTCTCTGCCAACAGAGAAGCCTGTAATTCCAAAACCAATTCCTTTAAATCTTTGAGAAGCTTCTACTCTTGAGAACTCAGTAGCATTTGACAATGCCATTTGTTGTTTATCTGTATCCTCTGTAAATGTGGCTGGTAAAGATTGTAAATCTTGGATTGGTGTGCCACGACTTGTGTAAGAAGGAGATGAGAAAGATGTCCAATGTAAATTGTTTTGGATTACAGGATCTTTAAGTTGTGCTGCTTCTTTAATTAATAAATCAATATCTTCTTTCATCCTGTCTAAGTTTGCAGGATTTAGAAGTTCTCCTTTTCTTGCATATCTAAACCCATATCTTAAAGCAAGTCTTCTTTCGTCTTCTATGTAGGGATTGATAACAAGTTCACCTTCTTTTATCTTTCCATCTTTTACTAATTGTTCATAGTAATTCTTAGATTTTTCATAGTGTTCATTTGATTCTTTAATATTAGTTTCTGCTCTTACAAATGCTTCATTATCTGTCGCATATAATTCTCCGTCAGATGCTGGTGTATATGTAGTTCCATCTTTTAGTTTAATAGTTACATTCTTTTCTTTATTAGAGACAGTCATATCATCTGTATTAATTTCTATATTGCCTGCATTTATATTTTCAAGTCTTGTATGTAAAGCCAAGTCTCCTTCTAGTTTTAGTTTCCTTTGGTTAGCAGATTTCGTAACAAGGTCTTTAAGGTCTTTGTTATATACAGACCATAACTTTTCAAGCTTAGTTATTTTCTCTGAGTGACTTAATTTTTGATCTGCTAAGATTTGATTTGTTTCATCCATTGCAGGTTGCAATAATTGTCTAGCAGCTATCGTTTCATTTGTATCCATTATCCCATCTGCTGATCCACTAAGAGGAGATAAAAGTCCTGCACCTGCTGCTCCGTCTTCACCTAGAATTTCTGATGCTTGCTTATAAAAATTGGTAATGATTTCTTGTGATTGAGCATCTTGTGTTCTTATCTCGGCATCAACAAGACCCATCAAATATCTTTCCTGTTCTTTATTAATTAAGTTATTTCTAAATGCTGTTCTAATTTCAGCTTTTTTAAAGATGGGATTTACTCCTACTTTTCTAACAAAAACATCAAGTGTATCTGCTACTTCATTAAGATCAGCAGTCATTCCTTTCTTCAAGGAATTCATTCTGTCCTGTAAATGCTTTGTTTTTGTTTCACGTTCTAAAGGATTTCCTGTTGCATGAGGGCCATTTAATTCTTGATTCTTTTTATTGAACCAATCTGTCAATAATCTAAGGTCTGCATCAATAGTTACTTCTGTCGTTTTATCACCAGGAACAAGTTCAAAAGTATAAGGTTGATTTCCCTCTGCTGAATCTGAATCACTAAATTCTTTCAATGCCTTATTGAATTCTGCGTCAGCTTCTACTATCCATTTTCTAGTATTTGTTCTTTTATTACTAAGATCCATTGCATTTGCTTTATCATCACTGGCTATTTGAAATTGCTTCTCAGGGTTAGTGCCTAGTTTTGTATCTAATCCAGGTCTGTTTTTTTGTGTAATAGGGCCAGTCTTAGCACCAGCAAGTTCCTTATAAAGAAACTCTTGTACTTCTGCAAACTTTGCTTGGTCAAGAGTGCCGTCAGGTTTTAAAGAAACAGTGATTGCATAGCCTGCTAATGTTTCTATAAGTTTTTCATTAACATTGTTTAAAGTTTTATTCGTCATTCCTGCGTGTCTAACTTGATCTAATACACCTGTTAATGCACGACCACTTTTATAATCAGCACCTAAATTCTTTCTTTCTAAAATCATATTGTTGAGGTTTGTATTTAATCCCGACAACAATCTTTCATCTTGCTTTGCTGCATATTTAGAAGCTTGCTGACTCTTTATGTTTGCACTTGTATTAATCATTGCTTGCCGTAAGTCAAGCAATACTTCAGGAGATTTAAGACCGCCCCTGGAATAATACTCGTTTAATGCAATATCTAATTCACTAGGACTTCCATCTTCTGTATATGGTTTTAGAATTCTAATTTCACCGCTTATAGGTTCACCGTCAGGGCCAAGATCTTTGTAGTTAGCAATATAATTAGGAGCATTAGCTATTAACTGTAATCCTTGTTGATACTCTAAAGCTCTTGATAAGAAACTAGCGGCTCTTGGATCTACTGCTCTAAGGGTGTCATAATTTTTCTTTGCTAATGTTTGTTTCTCTATAGATAATTTTTCGTTAGTTCTATCTTTATCAGCTTGATTTAAAAGGTCATTATATTTACCCATTACATTTCCATTTGTCTCCCTTAACTTGATTGCTACTTCTTGTGCTCTTTTCTCTGCTGCTTTGTTTAACTTAGCCTGACTTTCAATAAAGGTAGAAGCAAACTGAGTAAGGTTTTGATTTAAGCTACTAAGATTGTTTGCTAAGTTTTCAAGATCACCACTAGGTTTTGCGACAGTAGATCCTTGAGGAACGACTGTTGGCCCTGGTGCTCTAGGTGCAGTAGGAGCAATAAAGGTACTAGCACCTGAAGCTTGAGGTTGAAGAGTTGGAATCCTTAGATCTAAACCTTGTCCAATAGCTGCAACGCTGGCTCCCATCGAAGGGCCACCACCTCTTTTCTTGGTAGCAGATACTTCAGAAGAACCGAAAGAGAATTTTTTAGTAGCCATTATTTAAGCTCCACTCCAGTTGTATTTACCACCTTTCCAAATACCTGCTTCCGTTAAGGAAGTATGTGTACTTAGTCCAGTAGTCGCACCACTCAGGCCAGCACTTAGGAAACCTATCATGCCTGGCCCTTTAACTTTTCCTCGCATCATTGGTTTTAAGGGGTCAAGGAACATTCGTTCTAAGTATGGCTGTTGGCTAGTAATTCTGGCAGCCCTCTCTATAGCTGCACCTCTCTTCTCTTGTTTAGCTGCTGCTCCTGAGAAGGCTAAATTCCTATCTGTTGCCCAATCAAATGCTGCTTTCTGTCTTCGATAGTCAGCCAGCAAACTACTTACGCTATTACCTACACGACCAGAGGCCAGTATTTCTCCACGACCTTCCAGAAATTCTTTTTGTGCTGCTTGTTTTTGTTGTGATGCTGCTTGTGATTCTTGCATCATTCCTAAATTTATCTGAGCAATTCTATTTTCAAAGTCTTCATTAGCTAGAGCTGTGGTTTGTGCGATGAGATCATCTTGTAAAACCTTTTGTTGTTGTTCTGCTGTTCTGTTGGCTGTGGTTTGTAATACTTGTTGATCGTATTGTTGTTGTGCTTGTATGTTTTCAAATTCTATCTGAGCATTTTGTGCTCTAACAGCAGCCTGTTGCTGCATTATCTGGAGGCCACCAGATACAACACCTAAAACAATACTGACGGGATCGCACATAATTAAATCCTCACGAACTCATAGAACAAACGACCTTCTGGCCCATATTCTGAGTGCTTTTTGATGAATGTAAATCCCATCCACTGAAGCCATCTAACATGGATTTTGTTTCTAGCATCTACTACATTAAATAATACAGGATACTCCTGAATAATCTTGTCTAGCTCCACCTTAGATCGTCTTAAGAACGTACGTTTGTCACTTGGATCATCCAACATTGACTGACAACCCAACATCCAGATACGACCAGATGTCTCTGATTCAGGTATCACACCCCACATACCCATTGGGTGTCCATGCCTGCTAACCATAGTCATACAGGGATTACTCTTAAAAAAACAGTAGAACAAACTAGCTATGGGTGTCAGTCCTGACTGTGCTCTAACTTCAGCTATATCTTCATCTCTCATATTGTCGCCAATAATTCTAATATCTTCTAAGCAAGTACGTCTTTGATAGGCTACATTCTTTTCGCTCTCGTATGGTAGAACCCTTCCCATTCGGCTGATTGGAATCGACAAGGTAATGGACTCGTACTACTAATTACTATCTTAGTATCTATATTGCTTGCCATCACAGGAACACGGAAAGATCCTGTAAGAACTGAAGGATCTCCTATGAGTGGAGGTGACTGCCCAACGACAATTCCGTTATATGGATAAGTGTTTGTGTCTCTACTAGCAGGGGTGACTTTTAACTCAAAAGCTGACGACTCATCAAACAAGACAGTCCATGTTCTCATCTGTAGTTTCGGCCCTGCTGCTATTGCAATACCACCACCAGGGGGTTCTTCTTTTATGTAAGGAGTGCTGAACTCATAGGTCATCTCATACCTTTCACCTATAAAGAAGCGTGGTGTTTTACCTGCATTGTCACCTGAACTTGGAACTGTCTTTAGATCTCCAGGTACTGTGATTGAGTTACTTGTTTGTGATAAAGGTTCAATGACTTGTCCATGTCTAAGGAGAGTATTACCTGCCTCGTATCTTCCAACTACTACCATCTGTGATCCTGCTGCTATTGGGTAAGGAAGAGTGATAGTTGTTTGAACTCCTAATGCACCAGGGTTTACAAGTGCTGTTGATAATCCTGATACTGATTCTGTTGTCTTTCTATCTAATAGTATTTCTATCTCTGTACCTGCATCTACATTCTCAGGTCTTATGACTAGATGTTCTAAGTAAACACCATCGCTATATTCAACAACTGCATATAGATCACTATCAACAATACCTGCTCCTAGTATTTTCTTAGCACCAGCGTCTGCATTTACTTCCCAGTAAGACCAAGCTGATTGAAGTTTAGTGTCGTCTTCATAGAAGAACTTATATATATACATCCTTCCAGGTTGATCCTTACTAATTAGAACTAATGCTTCTTCTGATACTGAGGCAATAAAACTACATAGATTCCCTGGTAAGTAACGAGGAATACTTGCAGTTATATCTTCTGATAAAGGAACTGAACCACTGGAGTCAGGCAGGAAGAACTCTCTTACACCTGAGAAGTTATCTCCTTTTGGTATAGGGAAGTAAAGGTTACGACCAACAGCTACAGGGTCAACAGTGTCAGCCATGTCAAAGGTTGTCATCGCTGTAATGGTTGCAGTCTTTGGTGTTAAAGAAGAACCGACATTGATACCTGCATCTAACCTGAACTGTCCATGCCTACTGAATAAGAGAAGAGTGTTAGCGAATGAGACTGCTGAGACAAGGAAGTTGATAGAAGTACCACCAGTGCTTAGATCTACTGGGTCACTATCTACAACAGTTTGCACAGTCTCAGGCCAGAACCTTTCAAAGGAAGCACCTGCACTAAGGATGACATTCTCATCTGCTAGTAACACCAGTCTGTTTCTAAACAGGTTGATGTTTTGTATGTAGCTATCGACAAAGGAAGGTTCAGGTGCTGTTGTTGCATCACCAGCTAATCGTTCACCCCATGTATGTTTCTTAAATTCAAAGGTTACAGTTCCATTTGATGCCACATTTCTAACTAAGACATGAGGCATTGTTGTTGCATCAAACTTGTATTCAATACCAGGTGCGACTGTTTCTTTCCATTTCCCATCTCCAAATTGATGTGGCCCTGTACCAGTACCTACTACTTCAAACTTGACATAGTAATCATCTAGTTGAGTCGCTTTACTTCCTTGTACTTTCACAATGAAACCATCTTCTGCGATAGTTGGCAGGTCACTCATATCATCAACAACCCCTTTAATTGTTTTAGTATCCTCCCCAGTCCTATTGTCTTTACTGCTTAAGGTATAAGAACCTCCATCATCTTTAGTAATACGAATGATGTAGTCGGTGTTTGTAACAGTAAAGCCTGAGATTGTATTAAGTAGGGTGGCTAACTTATTAGCAATCGTGACGTTAGATAGTGTTGGGTTATAAACGACAGTGCAATTACCAGAGGCAGAACTAGATAGTGCAACTGTGTATTGGAATTGATTAGCACTGTTAACTGTGATTGTGTACTCACCAGCTACTGCTGTATTACCAGCAGGGAATGACATCTTGACTTTATCTCCTGTTTCTAAGCCATGACCATTAGCTGTAACTGTGACAGTTGTACTGCTAGTGGTAAAGGATGCAGGTGTTTCCCTACCTCCTGCTGGCATTGTCTTAAATACTTTTGTTGTGCCGTTTAAGTTAACGCTGTACTCAGTGTCATAGTTAGCTGCCTTTATAAATACCATTGACTTTGTTCCCCATACAGGAGACAAGGCAGTGTCCATTATTACTTTCTTTTCTCTATTAACAATGAATGTAAAGTCAGCAATACTTGCAACTCTGATTCCCTCTGATGGAGAACTTGTACCGTTTAAATAAGTAACACCATCTGGTGTGCTTGGTGTGTATGTTGTTCCATCTAAATCACATACCTTGATAGCTGGCCCACTACTTGTCTCGTAAATAATAATCATATATTGAACTGATCCATCCCTATCAACCATGTGAATGAAAGGTCGATTGGTTCCACCTGAGTTCAATGCTGTACCAGTAAACAACTGAGCAATATGCTGCATTGATGGACGTTTCTTTAATCCTTCAACTGGACTAGGCAAGCAATTGATTACAGCTTCTGCCTGTGATGCCAGTCTTAATGCAGGTGGCTGTTGACTAACCCCATTGATGAGGTTGGGAATAGCAGAACTAACTAAAGGCATCTACCTAAGAACAGTACGACTTGGTTGATAAGTTTTGAATACTCCTGTGTGATTAGGATTACCTCTAATCATATTGTGATCTCCTGCATTATTCTCTTCTTCCATAAACAAAGCTTTAGCTTCTGCTTCTGCTGTAATGTTTATCTTGCTTAGATCTGCACTACCTAGTATCTGTTCTTGTAGTGTGCGACCTGCCTTTGTCATTATGAATTGACGGGCATGTTCAGGTAGGTCAGTCCAATCAAGAATGTAAGTTACATCTGCTGTTAGATCTTCTTCAAAGATAGAAGTATTCTTTCTTCTGTCGTATAACTTCAATCCTCTTTGCACTACCTCATTGTCTGGGTATTCATAAGGATCAATCTTCACTCTGCTTATATCTGAACTCAATTCAATTTCATTAGTACCAGCAGTACGAGTCAGAGTTCTCTCGTAGTCAGTATTAAATGACCACCCTTCTGATTGAACTGTTCTGCTTGTTTCTTTAAGAGTATCGTGTGCTTGCTTTGCAAGACCGAACTGACCAGCCAAGGAGTTAACAGGTGCTTCACCCATCATCCTTAATACTTTGTTGA